ACTGAAGAGACTGATCATCAACATGCCCCCACGACACACCAAGTCAGAATTTGCTTCGCATTTGTTTCCTGCTTGGTACTTGGGAAAGTTTCCAGACAAGAAGGTGATCCAGACAGCGCATACAGCAGAACTTGCAGTGGGTTTCGGTCGTAAGGTTCGTAACTTGGTTGGATCCAAGGACTATGAAAAGATATTCTCAGAGGTAAGCTTAAGTGCAGACTCGAAAGCGGCTGGTCGTTGGAACACGAACAAGGGTGGTGATTACTTTGCTATTGGTGTAGGTGGTGCTGTAACAGGTAAGGGTGCAGACATTCTTATCGTGGATGACCCACATTCTGAACAGGAAGCCGCACAAAACGATCCCTCTGTTTATAACAAGACCTATGAATGGTATACGTCAGGTCCACGCCAGAGGTTACAGCCCGGTGGTGCGATATGCTTGGTGATGACTCGTTGGTCAAAGAAGGATTTAACGGGAAGCATTTTGAAAGCATCTGTAGAAAGGGGCGGTAGTGATGAGTGGGAAATCATTGAGCTACCTGCCATACTTCCTAGTGGAAAACCACTATGGCCGGGTTTCTGGCCGTTAGACCAACTCGAAGCATTAAGAGCAGAACTACCCCTTGGCAAGTGGACTGCCCAGTATCAGCAGGATCCTACGTCTGAAGAAGGTGCCATCGTCAAACGTGAGTGGTGGAAAGACTGGGAGAAAAAAGATCCCCCCGACTGTGAGTTTATCATTCAATCATGGGACACAGCTTTCTTGGCGAAAGAAACTGCTGACTACAGTGCTTGTACAACTTGGGGTGTGTTTTATACAGAAGACAAAGAAGCAAACATAATTTTATTGGATGCACTACAGGAACGGTTAGAATTTCCAGATCTAAAGCAACGCGCTTATGAGATGTACAAAGAATACGAACCTGATGCGTGTATTGTCGAAGCAAAGGCTGCTGGAAGCCCATTGATCTTTGAGCTAAGAAGAATAGGTATACCAGTGGCAGAATATACTCCCGGTAGAGGTAAGGATAAGATCGCTAGAGTAAATGCTGTATCAGACCTCTTTCACAGTGGTCGTGTGTGGGCACCCAAGAAAAGGTGGGCAGAAGAAGTAGTAGAGCAATTTGCTGCGTTTCCTACCGGAGATCATGATGACCTAGTAGATTCATCTACACAGGCATTGCTCAGATTTCGGCAAGGTGGCTTCATAAACTTAGAAAGTGATGAGCCTTGGGATGATTTATTGCCTATGAGAAAAGCTGACTATTATTGACTATAAGGTGTTATGCTGGCATAGTGTTTAAGGCGCTTAAATCAAAGAAGGTGTAGATGGCGGTAGATAAACCCCTAGGCAGTCTCCTCAACCAAGATGATTTTGATATGGGTCCAGAAGGACTCGTAGTCGTCGAAGAAGAGGGGATGGTGCCAGAAGACTCACTGGTTACCGAACTCGATGATGGCGGTATCGAAATTGATTTTGATCCGTTATCCGATGAAGAAATGCCAGAGGTTAATTTTGAAAGTAATCTCGCGGAGATCATGGATGATGATGAACTCCGTACTCTTGCAGTAGACCTTGTTGGAAAGTTCGACTCTGATAAAAACAGCAGAGGCGACTGGGAGCAAACCTACGAACAAGGACTGGATCAGCTAGGTCTAGAAATTGAAGAACGTACAACTCCGTGGTCAGGTGCCTGTGGTGTATTCCACCCTATGCTATCTGAAGCTGTAGTCAGATTCCAGAGTCAAACGATTCAGGAGATTATGCCAGCTAAGGGTCCGGTAAAGACTCAATGCTGGGGCTTACAGACACAAGAGCGCATGGACCAAGCGAAACGTGTTCAAGAGTACATGAACTACCAGCTTATTGAAGTAATGACCGAATACAGGTCAGAAACAGAAAAACTGTTGTTCAGCCTACCATTAGCCGGTAGTGCATTCAGAAAGATCTACTATGACCCATCCTTGGGCAGACCGACTTCCATGTTTGTACCCGCAGAAGATTTTGTGGTTGCATATAACGAAGCAGACCTAGAACAGGCAGAGCGTTATACCCATGTGATGAATCGCAGTACAAATCAGATTAAAAAACTACAGGTTAGTGGATTTTACCGTGATATAGAGTTGCAAACGGGATTTATCCAAGATAATCCTATCACTGATAAGTTTAATGATATTGGTGGGGTGAAACCGTCATATGACAAAGAAGACCGCCATCAACTACTAGAGATGCATACTGATGTAGATTTGGCAGGATTTGAAGACGATGACGGCGTTGCACTACCTTATGTTATCACGATAGATAAATCTAGTGATACAATTCTGTCTATCTATAGGAACTGGAGCGAAGACGATGAACATAGAGCTAAGAAGCAACACTTCGTTCATTATGGATATGTCCCCGGTATAGGATTTTATAACCTTGGCTTGATCCATATGATTGGAGGATTAGCCAAATCTGCGACTAGCTTACTTAGACAGCTAGTAGATGCAGGTACACTATCCAATCTACCCGGAGGGTTAAAAACTCGTGGACTCAGAATCAAAGGAGACGACACCCCAATCATGCCCGGAGAGTTTCGGGACGTGGATGTGCCGGGGGGCGTCATTCGTGACAACATCACCTTCCTTCCGTATAAGGAACCTAGTTCGGTCTTGTACCAGCTATTGGGTAATATTGTCGAAGAAGGCAGACGCTTTGCGTCAATGGCTGACCTCAAGGTAGCAGACATGAATCAAGATGCTCCCGTTGGGACCACTCTTGCAATTATGGAACGTGCTATGAAGGTGCAGTCTGCTATACAAGCAAGGATACATGCCAGCTTAAAACAGGAATATAAAATTCTTGCAAGGATCATTGCTGACTATACAGAGCCTGATTATCCATACGAAACAGATGCGGGTGAAGGTATCAAGGCGGAAGACTTCGATGACCGTATTGACGTAGTTCCTGTGTCGGATCCCAACGCCTCATCTATGGCTCAACGGATTATGCAGTATCAAGCTGCCTTGCAACTAGCACAGCAGGCTCCAAATATGTACGATCTTCCATTACTGCACAGGCAGATGATGGAACTGATCGGAATACCGAATGCAGACAAGGTTGTACCGATGCCTGACGAAGTACCTGCTAAGGATCCGGTTACTGAAAATCAGGCGATAATGACCCAAGAGCCCGTTAAAGTATATGAATATCAGGATCACGAAGCTCATAACCGTGTTCACATGGCACTGAAGAATGACCCTCAGTTAGCTCAACAAGTACAAAACAGTCCGGCAGGACAAGCGATCATGGGTGCGCTGGATGCACATGTCAGGGAACACTTGGCATTTATATTCCGCAAGCAGATCGAAGAAGAGCTTGGTACAGAGCTACCGCCTATGGGTCAGCCACTTCCAGAAGATGTGGAGAAGAGACTCAGTACATTGGTGGCCGATGCAGCAGATCAGATGATGGGCAAGAAACAACAACAGGCTCAAGCCCAACAGCAAGCACAGCAACAGCAGGATCCAATAATTCAAATGAGACAACAGGAGTTGCAGATCCAACAGCAAGATCAACAACGGAAACAACAGGCAGATCAGGCGAAACAACAATTGGATCAACAGAAGCTCGCGCTGCTTGAAGAGAAAATGGATGTAGACCAGCAAATGGATGTCGCAGAGCTTAGTCTTAAAGAACAAGAATTACAGCTTAAAGCTATGGGAGAGCAAGGTAAGGCTGAAGCAGATAAAATGAAATTTGATGCATCACAGGAATTGGAGGGAATAAAGTTAGGCAGAGAAATAGCAAAGGATGAGGACAGTGAATGAGGATGCTTTAAGTTTAATAAGAAAAAAATTAAGAAACCAAATGAATGAATTAGCTGATCATTTGGCTGTAGGTTCCGCTAAAGACATGGAAGAATATCGGAAGATCACCGGTATCATAGAAGGTTTAGCTTGGGCAGAACGCGAAGCTATGGATTTAGAGGAACAACTACTGAAGGCATAGTTCGTAGGACGCAACGCTCATACGGAGCGCAACAATTAAAAATGAGGCAAGCATGGCTACACTCGCCAAGGAAGAAGATAATCTCAGAGTTATGGATATCGAAGAGATTACATTTAAGGATATAGACGACTCTACCCCGACTGCAACACAGTTGCCCCACCCTAGGGGCTACAAGCTACTAATCGCACTTCCAGATATAGAAGAGAAGACGGAAGGCGGTATCATCAAGTCTGCACAATCCATGCACGAAGAAAACATAGCAACAATTGTCGGCTATGTAATGAGCATGGGTCCGGATGCCTACGCTAACTATCCACGATTCCCGACTGGGCCATACTGTAGGGTAGGAGATTGGGTTTTGTTCAGGGCATTTAGTGGCACCAGAATAAAAATTCATGGTAGGGAATTCCGTTTAATTAACGATGACACTGTAGAGGCGGTCGTAGAAGATCCCAGAGGCGTAGAAAGGGCATAATATGAGTGAAGTAACTGGAAGAATGGCAGACGAAGAAAGGTTTTTAGGTGTAAGAACTACCATAGAACCACCGGCAGCCGCCGCTCCTGAGCAACAAGAGGAGTTGGATATAGAAGTCGTTGATGATCGTCCAGCAGACGACCAGCGGCCCCCAGCATCTGAGGACTCTAGCGATGATGCGGCCACCGACGAAGAGATTGCTCAGTATGGAAAACGCGCCCAACAACGTATTAAGAAACTAAAATGGGAATTCCACGAGGAACGCAGGGCTAAAGAGAAACAGGAGAGAATGTCAAATGAAGCGGTCAATTATACACAGACGCTTCAAACAGAGAATCAAAGGTTACTTAAGTTAGTTCAGGATTCTCAAAAGGCATTGAATCAACATAGTAAGTATGGTGCAGCAAACTCTCTTGCTATGGCAGAATTAAAATTTAAGGAAGCCCATGAAGGAGGAGACTCCAGTGAGATAGCGGCTGCACAGAAAGAACTGACTAATGCACAGTTGAGAGAAGCTTCATCTGGTAATGTTTCGCAAACAGTTTTAGATAACTGGAAGCAAGAGGTGATGACTCAACAGCGTC